GTTTTAAATGTTATAGGTGGAACAGGTATAACTGTCGGTGCTAATGAAATAACAACTACAGATGGTGAGATCGTTCACGATAATTTAAGTGGATTTGTATCAAATGAACATATAGACCATAGTTCAGTAAGTGTTATAGCAGGTGCCGGATTAACCGGCGGTGGAACAATAGCTGCAAATAGAACAATAAATGTAGTTGGCGGAACAGGTATAACTGCTAACGCTAATGAAATAACAACTACAGATAGTGAAATCGTACACGATAATTTAAGTGGATTTGTTGCTAATGAACACATTGACCACTCAGCAGTATCGGTTATATCAGGCGATGGTTTAACAGGCGGTGGAACTATAGCAGCTAATAGAACTCTCGCAGTAGGTGCTGGAACAGGAATTGATGTTGCCGCAGATGCAATTTCAGTAGATGTCTCAGACTTTATGGCAAATGGTTCAAACAATAGGGTTGTAACTGCTACTGGTACAGACGCTATGAACGCTGAAGCTAATCTTACTTTTGATGGAAGTACATTAGCCGTAACTGGTGATGTTACATTTGCTGACACAAAAACTTTAGGAACTTCAACTTTTATATCAGGTATAACTGGTGATGGATTTAGAATACAAGATAATGCTTCCAATGGAACATTGTTAGAGGTAGATAATATAGTAGTAAGAAATACTTTAAGAACACATATATTCCAAAAAGATATTGTCAAAGCAACTAATGGTATTTTATTCGTATCAGATAGTGGTGTTGTGTCAGGCTCTTCTCAAAGTGGTGGTACTGTTACATTTGATAATACTAAATCTGCTACATTCAGCGACAATGATATTTTACTTTTCAAAGATGCGAATGATGCTGGAAATATAAATGCTGTACAATTTCAAATAAATGGAAGTAAATCTACAAGTGGAGATTTTGATACATATAATGTTAATAATGTAATAGGAGATTTAGATAATATAAATGTTGGTTCAACGGCTGCCAGAATAAATGGTGGTACAGTAGCTATTGATGCTTCTTCACCTAATAGCCCTTTTATAGATGTAAACTCAAATAGTGGTTCTGCTGTAGTGAGGCTTGGTAATTTAGCTGGAATAACTTCTCCTAGATTTGGTAGTTTAGATAAAGACGGAGATTCTGGAGATAATAGTAATTTTGGATTATGGGCATCAGGTTCTGTTTACTTAGAGGGTGCTATAAATGCTAAAACAGGTAATATCGGTGGTTGGGGAATAGGAGCAACTGCTATAAGTAGTTCTGGCAATACAATAAATATAGACGCTGCTACTGAGAGAATTACTATCTCTAAAACCAATGGTACTGAGATGATTCATTTGGGTGAGGTTGATGATGGTACTGTTTATGGACTAAAAATATTTGATGGAACTGGTACAGCCGATAGTGATATACTTGTAGAATTAGGTGAGGGTGGAAATACAATCGCTGGATGGACAATATCAACAGCAGCTATAACAAGTCCATCTGATATAATAACAATAAGTGCAGCTGCAAAAAGAATTACAATTAACGATGGAAGTAATGATAGAATATACTTAGGTGAAGTTGATGGTGGTAGTGTTTATGGATTAAAAATATTTAATGGTGGTGGAACTGCTGATGGAAATCTAATAGCAGAACTTGGTCAAGGTCAAAATATGATTGCTGGTTGGGATTTGATGCCAGGAACAATAAAGAGTGACAATGCTGGTGGTAGTGTGGCTCTTAGTGCTTTTAGTCAATCCCTAACAATTTGGACTGGTAGTATAGATTATGGAGAACCAAAATTAGTATTAGGAAAATTACCACTAAATGACGGAACAGTAGATTCACCATATGGATTTGCAGTATTTAGTGGAACAGGTCAAGTATCGGGAAGTCAAGATAGTGCTTCGGTATTAATAACAGCAAATAAAGCTAAATTAGCTGGTTGGGAATTAATACCTGGTAGATTAAGTAGTGGAACTGTAGCGGATATAAATGGTAATAACGCTTCAATCGCACTCGGAACTGGTGCTACAACAGCAACTGGTACACCAACCGATGGATTGTTCTTCGTTAGTGCTTCTACTAAACCTGTATTTTATGTAGGTTCGACATTTTCTTATGTAGACGATACATTAACTGCTGGTGGTTGGACTATTGGTGGTGGGGTTATATCATCTTCAAAACAAACTTCAAATGTACCAAATGCAATATTAAGTGGTAGTGGTGTTCTTTCATTAGGAACTGGTACACATAACTTTGGTCAAAGTAATAGAACTTTTATTGATGGACCTGGCAACAGAATGTCTATTGGAAGTAATTTTAAGTATGAAAGTAATGTATTAAAAGTAGGTGGTTGGTCAATCGGTGATTCTAATATAAATTTTAATCAATCATCTACAGAAAGAATAAGAATAGATGCTAATTCTGGTAATCTACAAATAGATGGTGATGACGCTCTTGGTATACTCATAGGTAATAATGTAGGCGGTGGTGTAGCGTTAGAATCAAATACTTCTATACCTATAATACTTGGTACAAGAGACGATGGAAGTAGAAGTGTATTTAGAGTAGGTAGTTCTACTGCCTTTTTAAAATTTGATACTGGTACTGGTTTTGAAGTAAGTTCATCTAAATTTCACATAAAAACTGATGGAGATGTGATAGTTAGAAAAGTAAATGCTGTAGAAGGTACAATAGGTGGATTTACGATAAAGTCTGGCTCAATAGAATCAACAAGCGTAGCTTCTGGTATTGGAATATCTGCAACACAAGCTTCAATGTCTTTAGGTAATAAGGTAAAGATAGCGGGTGGTACTGATAGTTTCATAGCTGGTGGTGCACATTTTGATGATCCTTTTAATGCATTTGATAATGACCAAATTGGTTTTGTTCTTGGTATAGACGATGACATTCCTAAATTTGAAATAAGTGATGATTCCGGTGATAATGCAATAATCTTTGCTTCAGACGCAAATCCAGTACTTAATATTAAATCTGAAGTTTTTTCATTAGGTTCAACAAACTTTAAGCTTACACAGACATCACTTAAATTAGGAACAGTAGATAGTGTTACAGATACGGCAAGTACAGAAAAAGGATTCTTTGTAGATGCTGATGGGGATGTTTTAATCAAAAATGGTGGTACTAACGCAGGATATATTCAATCCGTAAGTGGAAAAATAGTTGTCGTAACAGATAATTTTAATGTGGATGCTAGTGGTAATGTATCAATGTCAGGTGCTGTTACAGCAACTGGTGGTAATATTGCAACATTTTCTATAGCATCAGGTAGTATTGATTCAAATTCTAATAATGCAAAGCGTGGAATAAAAATAGAACCAGGCGTATCAATTAGAGGATATGGAAATGAAGTACACACTACAGTAACTTCGGTAGGTAAATTTTCATTCAATGCTGGTGGTACTATAGCACCACCGGCTGGTGGCTCTACTCAATTCGATCCTTCAAAAGCACCAGTACCAGGTAATATCACAACATAAGGTTAATAATAGGAGTAAAATAAAATGGCAAATTATCCATTTAAAGTAAATATAGAAACAGGAGATGGAGATCAATATAGTTACTATACATCATCATTCGCTACGGATGCTGATTTACAAATAAGTTCTTCAAATATAGTTGATAGGATAAATATTATACCAGTGGGTAGTCCTTATATTCAAAGTGAAGAAGCTGTCAGCATGCATGCTTCTAAATTTTATGCAAACTCTAATGCAGGAACTATGGGTATAGACTATATCTCAGCCTCCTTTACAGAACCACATACAGGTAGTATAACTTTTACTGATACAGAAACCACTACAAATGGTGGTCTTAAATCTTACACATTTTGGGGTTCAAAAGTTTGCAGTGTTTTAGGTTTGCCAGAGGGTATACCAATATATACAGAAAATTTTAAATTATCTGATGATACTAATGACCCTACCAATTACTTATCAGGAGATGTTATAGCTAACGGTGTAACAGTAGCACAATCTTTCAAAATGGCACCACAAGGAAGAATGAGAAGTTCTTTGATGTGGGATGAACAATTTGGTGATGGTTATGTAAAATGGGTTAGTGGTAGTGTTAATAAATTGTCTATCGGTTACGATGATGTAAAGGATGCTTATCAAATATTTTATTATGACACTAGCAATGCAAATCCACTTCAAATCTCTGGTTCTGTTAGTTGTAAAAATCAGCTAGCTGCAAACGCTATAGTTGGTAGTACTGTTACTGCGACAGGAACTGGTAATGCTTTTTTAGGAGACCAACTAAGACCCAGAGCCGCTGATACGGAATTAACATTAACCCACCTTTCAGCTTCTGGTGCCGATAATGGAGTGTCTACTCTAATTAATGGGCAGACTGCACCAATTGGAACCGGTGGTTCAGTAAGAATACAAGGTGGGGCTTCTTATTTAAGCCAAGCAGCTGGTGGAAATGTGGAATTAATACCTGGAGTAGGCGGCGATGGTTCTTCAGCTAATACTCCTGGTTATGTCCACTTAACTACTAAAAACTCAGCTGGCACAGTTCTTAGATTAGGTGACACAACAAGTAACCACGAAAATTGGATAAGCATTCGGGCTCAAGACGGCGCTGAAACCAATGGAAGTGGTATAACTTGGTACGAAACAGGTACTTTTAGTGTAAGTGCTCCACAATACGGAGCAAAAATAGTTTATGATGAAGATTCTGATGATTTTCATTTGGGAACAATGAACAATAATACTTTTTACAAACAAATCACAATACCTAGAGGAACTAGAGCAATAGAGGTTTTTGGTCATTGCCAACCTCAAACAGATAATCTTTATGATTTGGGTAATTCTAGTTTTAGATGGGATGATGTTCGAGCTACAAATGGAACGATACAGACATCAGATAGAAATCTTAAAACGCAGATAAGTGGTTCAGATTTAGGTTTAGATTTTATAAATGATTTAAATCCTGTAAAGTATCAATGGTTGTCAGAAGGTAGACCACATTATGGTTTAATAGCACAAGAAGTTTCTTCCTCATTAGCTAAGTCCTCTGTCCACACAGACAACTTTGCAGGATATGTTGAAAATAGAATGTTTGTTAGTGCAAGCGTAAGTGGAAGTGAAAAAGATATAAGAGATACTGCTGATTGGGAAATGGAAAACTTTACTGCTATTCCAAATCCTGAGTTGAGTTTACGATATAATGAATTCCTATCACCGATGATAAAAGCTATACAAGAATTATCTTCACAGGTAGAGACTCTAAAAGCACAGATAAGTGGTAGTGGTGACTTCAACGCTTTAAAAACTACACTCACCGATAATGGATAATTCACAAACTTTATATTTATATATGAATAAGAACATAGGAAATTATGGATAAACTTACAGAATTTTTAACAAAACCATTTCTAAACGAAGGAGCTAGGGATCCTGGCATATTTAAAGCTATCTTTTTAGCTGGAGGGCCTGGAAGTGGTAAATCATATGTAGCTTCTCAATTATTCGGTATACCTGAAAAGATAAATGTTTCTAAAACAGGTTTGAAGATGGTAAATCAAGATTCTGAATTGGAAATGTTATTAAAAAAATATTATGGTACTACAGACTTAGACATTATGCCAGATGAATTGTTTGCTGATTTGACAGGTGTAGATAGAAATGGCGATCCTGTAGATTATGATACAAGCGGTTTAAGAAAATTTGCTAAATCTTTAAGTAAAGAAAGATTGAGATTATATACCAATGGTAGATTGGGTGTAATCATAGATGGAACTGGACACAAATATGGTTCTGTAAAAGAAAAGAAACAGAAATTAGAAGCATTGGGTTACGATTGTTTTATGGTTTTTGTCAATACCTCTTTAGAAGTTGCTTTACAGAGAAATGAAGAAAGGGCAAGGGTTGTTCCTGAAAAGATTGTTCGTCAAAGTTGGCAAGATGTTCAAAACAATTTAGCATTTTTTCAAGGTTTGTTTGGTATGAGTAATTTTATGGTAGTTGGTAATAATAAATTTCTTAGCCCTAAACAAGCACAAAGTAAATTTAAGATGTTAGTTGATAAGGGTATAAATAAATTTATGAAATTAAAACCAAAAAGTAAAATAGCAAAAGCTTGGTTAAGAAAAGAAAAGAAATTTCAAAAAGTATTTAAAGATCCAGGCCAATCTCGTTTCTTTGAGGCTATAAAGATAGATGTAAATGTTGGTGATACAATTAAAGTGGGTAGATTTAAAAACAAAAAGGTATTTGTTAAAAATATCGGAAAAGACAAACACGGAATGCCAACAATAAATGGAAAGCCAGTTGTAAAATTTAGAATGGCCAAAGATAAAGATTATTTAAAAAATGTATCTGAAGAACCAAGAGTTCCTCGTAAGAAAGGACAACATCGTGGTTCAAAGTCTCATTCAGATTTATATACGGATGAGAATCCAAAAGGAACAATTAAAGGATTAAAGTTTGCTACAGTCAAAGATGCTAAAGCATCAGTTAGTAAGATAAGTGGAAGTGGTAAAAAACACGCACATAAGATACAAGCTGCTGTAGCTATGGAACAGAGAGCTAAAGAGATGGGCAAGAGTTCGGAAGCAGCTGTCTATAGAGCTTACATAAATAAGATGAAAAAGAAAACCAAAAAGAAGAATGAAGAATTTGGAGCACCAGCAGGAACATTACCATCACCAAGCCGTAAGATGGTTAAGAAAATGAAGAAGAAAGGTAATACTTCAGTTCCATATGGTAGTGGTTATAAAAAAGCAAAAAATATAAAAGAAAGTCTTGACTTGTATATGGAAAATGTTGTATATTCTATAGTTGATAATGGGGATAGTGCATCTAATTTGAACGAAAACAAAGATAAAAAACTAATCGGTGTATTTGGTGGAAGATTTCAACCATTTCATAGTGGACATTTAGCTACATATAAGTGGATGAAATCAAACTTTGATGATGTTTATATAACAACTTCTGATATAAAACAACCACCACGGCATCCGATGAACTTTAAAGAAAAAGCTTCACATATGATTAAAATGGGTATTCCAAAAAATCGTATCATTAAAGAAAAGTCGCCATATGTTCCAAATAATTTATTGAAAAAATTTAATAGTAATAATACAGCAGTTGTTTTTGCTTTTGGTGAAAAAGATGCTGGTCGTTTAAAAGGTGGTAAAAAGAAAGATGGTAGTAAATCATACTATCAAGATTATAAAAAAAATAAGAATGATATAAAGGGTTTTGAAGAACACGGATATTTTGTTCAAGCACCAAAATCAGGTAATATAAGTGGAACACAGATGAGAAAGTTATTAGGTGATCCTAAAATTGATGATGGTGCCAGAGAAAAACTATTTAAAAAATCATTTGGATATTATGATAAAGCTGTGTATACTATGATGACGAATAATTTCAAAAAGTTATTTGAATCATACATATTGACGGATGAATTAATTGAAGAATTTTTATTAGAATCATCATCCACACCTGCTGGAAACTTAGATGATGGTCCTTCCACATTTTATACAGATTATGAAACATACAAAAAGACTTCTAAAGAATGGTTGGATTCAATTTACAAAGATGCCGGTTGGAAAGTTTTAGATTATGTTTTGAGTTCCGATGCAAAAAATTCAATAACAGATCAATATAGATCTGTACCACTAACTTATTTAGATCATGGACAAGCAAATGGTTCTACTATGGCAGTTACTAAGTACAAAAATTGGATGGAACAGGTAGTAAAACCATTAGGTTGGGAAGTAGTAAATTGGATGGGAAGTACAGCAGCAATTGATAATATTATTGGTACTCTATTTGCAGCTGGTGCTGATGGTGATTCATATGAGGGTGATGAAATAGATTTAAAAGAACAAATAAATAGTAAAAATAAACTAAGACAAAGAAACAAAGAAAAGGAGTTACTGCTTATGGGCGGAGCTTATGGTCATTTAAGTCATCCATTTGACGATAAAAATCTTACATTTTCAGATTTTAAAACACTAATTATTAATACATTACAAGGTAATCTTAGTAGTGAAGGCGCTGTTACTGAAAAAACAGATGGACAGAATATAATGGTAAGTTGGAAAAATAATAAACTTATCGCAGCTCGTAACAAAGGACATATTAAAAATTTTGGTGCTAACGCATTAGATATTAATGGTATTAAAAATATGTTTGCGGGTAGAGGTGATATTGAAAAAGCCTTTGTTTATGCTATAAGAGATTTACAGATAGCGGTTAGTAAATTAAGTAAAGCGCAAAAGGATAAAATATTTGATGAAGGTAAAAAGTTTATGTCTTTAGAAGTCATATATCCAAAGACAGTAAATGTTATACCATATGATAAAGCATTATTACAGTTTCACGGAACAATAGAATATGATTCCGCAGGTTCTCCGCAAGGGGAAGATAGAGGAAGTGCAAGAGTTTTGGCTGGTATGATAAAGCAAGTTAATCAAAATGTACAAAAAGCATTTAAGATTACACAACCATTTGTTGCTAATCTACCAAAGGTAAAAGACTTTTCTGCCAGACAAAGTTACTTTTTAGGTAAGTTAAACAAATTAAAAAAAGAATTTGATTTAAAAGATACAGACACATTATCAGATTATCATCAGGCATATTGGTATGAGTATATATTTAATGGTGGAAAACAAACAGACAATCCTAATGTAACAAATAATGTTATGGCTGGTCTTTTGAAGAGGTGGGCTTTCTTTGATAAATCATATAAGATTCCACAGATTAAAAAAGACTTAAAGGATTATCCTAAGTTTTTAGATTGGGTATTGTCTACTGATAAAAACGATCATGCCAAGCTACAGAAAAAGCACATAAGAGATTGGGAAGTTCTTTTCTTTGAATTAGGTGCTGAGGTACTAAGTAATATGAAAGATTTTATAGCAGCTAATCCTGATAAGGCTGTACAAAAAATAAAAAAAGATTTGATAAAAGTAATAGCTCAGGTAAAAAAAGCTAAAGATCCTTCTAAATTAGAAATGTTAAAAACTCAATTAGATAGATTAAATGCTTTGGGTGGCTTTAAAAAGATTATACCGAGTGAGGGTATTACTTTTGTGTTTAAAGGAAAGGTTTTCAAATATACAGGAGCATTTGCACCTGTTAATCAAATACTAGGTATGTTAAAGTTTACGAGGTAATTATGGGATACAGCAAAGAAGCAGAAAGACAGAATAAAGCATTAGGTGATTTACTGAAAGGTAGAACTCCTGATAAAAGAGTAATGGTTGGTTACAAAGGTAAGGAGAAAGAAAAGGGCGATGTTATTCCTAAAATGACAGAACTAATGCAGGGTGTTAGAATGCCTTGGTTTTGTCCTAACTGTGATTCTGTTATGAAACAAAATTTAGATGATAAAATGTGGAGACTATTTGGACATTGTTTTGATTGTCAAGTAAAAATAGAAAACAAAATGAGAATAGCTGGCAAATATGATGAATGGGCTGAAGAAAAAATTAGGAAGAATAAAATATCATTTCTAAAAGATTCTATAGAAAAAATAAATGAGTTTAGAAATCAAAAAGCTCCTGAATTTTATAATCAAGTTGGTGTTAATCATCCTGAATTGGAAAAAGAAAAATGGAATATTGATATGACACAAATAAACACTATGGCTGACGAAGCCTTAGAAGAATACACAAAGGCTTTAAACGAACTGGAGAAACAATAATGAAAATTTGGAAATTAATACTCGGATTTTTTGGCGTAGTTGGCGCACTCTTTGCTGCTAAATCAGTTAAAAGTAAAGAAGTAGAAAAGTTAAAAGAAGTTATAAAAGTAAACAAAAAAGAAGAGAAAAAAGTTGAAAAAGAAATAAAGGTAATGGAGGAAAACAAAAAATCTTCCAAAAAAGAGATAGGAAACCTTAAACGTAAATTAACTAATAGCAAAAAGAAAACTCAAAAAATGCAGGAAGCTTATGACAATGATGAAGTCGAATCAGCTGAAGATTTTTTAAGAAACTTTGCTAAGAAATAGGGAGAAACAAAATGTCAAATATGCACGACTCACCATCAGAATATTCTGATTTTCAAAAAAAAGGACATCCAGGAACATATATTTCTGCATCAGTAGTATCAGACGGAATGACTGCTTATACAGGATCAAATTATGGCGCAAGTGCTGTAATAGTAAAAACACATGGAAGCGCTGTATTTCATTTATCAGATGGTGGAACAATTCCAGCTGCAAATCTAACTGCAGGTGTAGTATATGATTTATCATTAAGTAAAATAACAGCTGCAAGTAGTGCTGTAATTTATGTTCTTAAAAAACACGGTTAGTATGAAATATTTTTTATCACTATTATTAATAGTTCCTTTACTTGGACAATCAATTCAAAAAGATGGAAAAGAAATAACTTCTTTTACAAAAGAACAAGCATTAGAAATGTTGAAAGCTCGTGATGCACAATGGGAAGGCAAATTAGCTAAAGCAGATTCATTGATAGAAGGCTACAAAGAATCGATTGTTGATTGTGACGATGTAATTAATCAATTAGAAGAACAAATAAAATTAGATTCTTTATTAATGCTTGCTCAGAGAAAACAAATTGATTTATTAAAAATTCGTGATAAAACTAATGAAGAATTAGTAGAAGTAATTAAACCAAAATGGTATGAGAATCAATATCTTTGGTTAGGAATAGGATTTATCTTAGGAAAAATATAATGAAACCAGGACAACTAAAAGAGGTAATAAAAAGCGAATATAAGAAATGCGCTAAAGATCCTATATACTTTTTAAAAAAGTATTGTGTTGTTCAGCACCCAATTAAAGGTAAAGTTCCATTTCATCTTTGGCCGTTTCAAGAAGAATCTCTTAAAACATTTGAAGAACATAGGTTCAATGTAATTCTAAAAGCTCGTCAGTTAGGTTTGTCTACGTTGTCAGCCGGATACTCCCTTTGGATGATGACATTTCATCAAGACAAAAATATATTAGTGATTGCAACCAAACAAGATACTGCTAAAAACTTAGTTACAAAGGTTAGGGTAATGCACGCTAATTTGCCAAGTTGGTTAAAACAGAAATGTACAGAAGATAATAAACTATCATTACGATATAATAATGGTTCACAGATAAAAGCTGTTTCTAGCGGCGAGGATAGTGGTCGTTCTGAGGCTTTGTCTCTTTTGATATTAGATGAGGCTGCTTTCATTGATAAGATTGAACCGATATGGGCTGCTGCTTCACAGACACTATCTACTGGTGGACAATGTATTGCACTATCTACACCAAATGGTATAGGTAATTGGTTTCATAAGACTTGGGTTGGTGCAGAAGATGGTAGTAACGATTGGAACTTTATCAAACTACATTGGAACTTACATCCTGAAAGAAATGATGAATGGAGAAAAGAGCAAGATAGACTATTGGGTCCTTCTTTAGCTGCTCAAGAATGTGATTGTGACTTCTTAACTTCAGGACAGACTGTCATAGATGGTGTAATCTTAGAAGAGTATAAACAAACACACGTTACAGACCCATTAGAGAAGAGAGGGATAGATAGTAACCTTTGGGTATGGCAACCAGCAAACTATACTAAAGATTATGTACTAAGTGCTGATGTCAGCAGAGGAGATGGTTCTGATTATTCTGCATTTCACGTTATGGATATAGAAACTATGGAACAAGTAGCAGAATATAAAGGTAAAATATCAACAAAAGATTTTGGAAACTTATGTGTAAATACAGCAACAGAATATAATAATGCTTTGTTGGTAGTAGAGAACAACAATATAGGTTGGGCTACACTACAACAATGTATTGATAGGGGTTATGAAAATTTATTTTACACAAGTAAAGATTTAAAGTATGTAGATACAGAACATCAAATGACTAATAAGTATAGAATTGCAGATAGAAATATGGTAGCTGGATTTAGTATGACATCCAAAACACGACCATTAGTTATTGCTAAATTAGAAGAATACTTCAGAGAAAAGTCAGTTATTGCTCGCTCAAATAGATTAATTGATGAATTGTTTGTATTTATATATAACAATAATAAAGCTGAAGCGATGACAGGATACAACGATGATTTAGTGATGAGTTTTGCTCTTACACTTTGGGTAAGAGATACTGCATTAAGACTCAAAAATGAGGGAATAGAATTAACTAAGAGAACTTTAAGTGGAGTAGCATCACAGATGTTGCCACAAACACCAACCAATCAAAATAATTCTTGGGAAATGGAAGTAGGACCCAATGGAGAAAAAGAATCGTTAGATTGGTTAATTAACTAAGAGGCAAATTATGGCAGAACAAGATTTATTTTCAAGACTAAAACGATTGTTTTCAACAAACACTATCGTTAGAAATATAGGTGGAAGAAAATTAAAAATAGTTGATACAGGACAATTACAATCAAATGTTCAAACAAATTTAGTAGATAGATATACTAAGTTGTATTCTAATATGCAACAGATTGGATATAACGACCAATTGTATGCACAACAATTACGATTAGGATTATTTAGAGATTATGAGTCAATGGATTCTGATCCTATTATTGCTTCAGCTTTAGATATTTACTCAGATGAATCAACAATGAAAAATGAGTATGGTAAAGTATTGGATATTAAAACAGATAATGATCAAATATATGATATACTACACAATCTATTTTATGATATTATAAACATAGAATTTAATCTATGGCCTTGGATTCGTAATATGAATAAGTATGGTGATTTCTTTTTACAATTAGAGGTAGCTGAAAAGTATGGTATTACGAATGTAACACCTATGTCTGCTTACGATGTTGCTAGAATGGAAGGACACGATCCTGATAATCCATCTTTAGTTCAGTTTATGCTAACACCACAAGGAGATAGTAGTAGACATAGTTCTAAAAAGCAGGATACAAAAACATTTGAGAACTATGAGGTAGCTCACTTTAGACTTCTATCAGATTCTAACTATGTACCTTATGGTAGGTCACAATTAGAGGGTGGTAGAAAGGTGTGGAAACAATTAACTCTTATGGAAGATGCTATGTTGATTCATAGGATTATGAGAGCTCCTGAAAAGAGAGTATTTAAGTTGGATATTGGAAACATTCCACCAGCAGAAGTTGATAATTATATGCAACAAGTAGTTAATAAAATGAAAAAAGCTCCTGTTATTGATGAGAAAACAGGTGACTATAATCTTCGTTATAATATCCAAAACCTTACAGAAGATTTCTTTTTACCTGTAAGAGGTGGAGATAGTGGAACAAGTATTGATGCACTTCCAGGTTTAACCTATGAAGCAACAGAGGATATTGAATATTTAAAAAACAAAATGTTAGCATCTTTAAGAGTTCCAAAGGCTTTCTTAGGATATGAAGAAGGATTAGGTTCTAAAGCTACATTGGCTGCTGAAGATGTTCGCTTTGCTAGAACAATTGAAAGAATACAAAGAATCATTGTTAGTGAATTAACAAAGATTGCAGTAGTTCATCTATATGCTCAAGGATTTAGAGACCAAGAGCTTGTAAACTTTGATTTAGGTTTAACAAATCCATCTACAATATATGAACAGGAAAAAGTAGAGCTATGGAATAACAAAACATCTTTAGCATCTTCTATGCTACAAGATGGTTTAGTATCTTCCGAATGGATTTACAAAAACATCTTTAATTTTACAGAAGAACAGATTAAAGAAAATGATGAACAAATAGTATTTGACTATAAGAATAAATTTAGACGCTCACAAATTGAAATGGAAGGAAACGATCCTGCTAAGAGCGGAGAATCTGCTGGTACTCCATCGGATATGGCGGCTGGTAGAACAGGTCATGAGTTGGATAATAATGGTGGTTCAGAAGAAGGTGGACAACCAGGCGCTGGGAGACCTAAAGAAGCTAATAAATATAGTAAGGATAGTGGTGCGAGGGGTAGAGATCCGTTAGGGGCTCATGATAAGAAGAAGGCTTATGGTGGAGTTGCTACAAAACACTATGAAAATCTATTCAAACATTTGGGTAAAGATGCAAAAACTTTGCTTTCAGAGGCTAGTGACTTAGAAACTGAATATAAAGATGAAGTATCTTCCCTTAATACTAAGAAAAATTAAGTAATCATATATTTATATATGAAGAATTATATAAACGATTGGAGTATAATATGAGTTCAAAAACAAAACACTCAAAAATCCGTAACACCGGAATATTATTTGAGTTATTAACTAGACAGATTACAGTCGATGTGTTAAATAATGATAAGAAAGGTTATGCGGCTAAAATATTAAAAGAGTTTTTTAATAAGAACACTCAATTGGGTAAAGAGTACGAATTATATAGAGTATTAACTGTTGAGAATTACAAATCAGAAACAAAAGCCAATCATTTAGTAGATGCAGTATTAACTGCTCGTATCAAATTAAACGAAGCTTCTCTAAAAAGAGAAAAATATAATCTAATTAAAGAGGTTCGTTCTCATTATGATATAAATAACTTTTTTATGGCTAGAATACCAAACTATAAAGTAAATGCTTCAATCTTTAAGCTATTTTCAACAAAAGAAGCTATGAATCCTCAGACAGAAACAGAAAGTCGCTTTACTATTGTAGAAAACATAACACGAAAGAACCTTTCAACCAAAAAGAAAGAGAATGTTATGGTAGAGGGTTACAAAAAGCAAGAAAAAGATTTGAGATTGCTTGCTTATGGAATTTTAGTTGAAAAATTTAACAAAAAATATAGTTCTCTTAGCGCAAATCAAAGAAATTTGTTAAAAGAGTACATAAATAACATTTCTAACACCAATTCTCTTAAAGAGTTTATTGAAAGTGAAACAGTTAAGGTAAAAAAGCAACTCCAATCGCATTTACCTAAAGTTTCAGACAAAGTTACAAAGATTAAGCTAAAAGAGGCTATAAATCAAGCAGAAACTCTTATGAAGGGAAGAATAGTTGAGGATAAGCAAGTGGTTACATTAATGAGATATTATGAATTAGTTAAGGAGCTAAAGAATGTCTAAAATGGATAAACTCAAAGAAATAATCAGAGAGTTAATCAAAAATGAGCTCGATGAAGCTTCTGTAACTGGTGATATTGCTGGCTATCAAACGCCTTATGCATTTGGTGGTGGTAGAAAGAAAGATAAGAAGAAAAAGAAGAAGATAGCTACCAACTCTACTGGATACAGCAAAGTAACTGAAGGTAAGTATCACAACTATAGAAATGATGAGTCAATGAATCCAAAACAAAAGATAGGTCGTTCTATGAGAGAGATTAGAGATAGTCTCAATGAATTGGATAAATTGGTAAAGATGAATGTTCGTCTTAAAAATGAATTGAATGTCGATTCTAGGTCATATTGGAAAAATACACATAAGGCTTTAAATAAAATAAGTGAGAGGTTAGTAAAACTAGCAAGCAAAGTAGGTCAGTTACAGTAACCGGAGTCACTATGCCGTTTGAAGATAAGAAGAAATCCTATATGGATACTCTTTTTAGTATTTCAACATTGTTAAAACGATGGCAAATTGAAATACAGAAAAAAGATGTAGATAAGAATTATATGATAAGGAGACTTGGACAGTGGATAGAACAACTGGAAAGTCTTAAACACGAAATTATGATGGAGAAAGACTAATGATTTCACTATTAGAAATTGCAACAAATATGAATGAGGCTGATGTCGATGATGATAAAATCATCAAGTATAAAGACAAAGAGGGTGAGTCTCAAGAAATGACTGCTGGTGCTGCTAAAAAGCAACCAGATGACCACCCAGCAAAAGTCGCTTACAATAAAATGTCAGATGATGGTGGCGATGATAGTGAAAAGGATTCTGGCGATAAGCTAGGTGGTGGTGATTTCGATAGAGATGGTGGAGATGAGCCAGATATGGATTCTGATGATGGTGATGACGAAAAAAATGCACCAGAAAAAGAAAACGAACAAATTGAAAAAGAATTACAGAATATTGCAAAGGATAAAGGACTAACAGTTGGCTCAGAAGATGCAAACTATGGTGGAGAGATTCATAGCTTGGTTGGTAAAGATGATGATCCCGATAATGTATTAGGATTTCACGCTGCTCCAAATTTTGATGATGATGGAAATATGACTGGCGAGCCTCAATATGCTATAGAATTGGGAATGGGATCTTCTCCAATGTATTTTGGTAGTAAAGAAGAAGCAGACGCAGCTCTTGAAAAAATGGTAGATGATGAAAAAATTAGAAAGGCTATGGATGGTGAAGGTGATGGAACATTAGCAGATTTAGGAGATTATGCTAACTCCATTATAAAAGTTAAAGACGAAAAAATCAAAGTAATCGATGGAAAAAAATATAAAGCAATAAAGGAATCAAAAAAGAATCCTCGTATATTAAAAGAAAATTACGATAGAATATTTAGGAGTAGAAAATGAAACAATTAATAGTAGATTATTTACCATTTGAAATACAAGCCGACCAAATCAACGAGGCTATGAAAGAGAACAACGGAAAGTTAGTTGTTAAGGGTGTATTGCAAAGAGCAGACACTAAAAACCAAAATGGTAGGGTGTATCCAAAAGAAATACTAATGCGTGAAGCTAAAAAGTATTTTGAAAATTTTATTGGACAGAAAAGGGCTATGGGTGAGTTAGACCATCCCGAATCTTCTGTTGTGAATTTAGCTAACGTATCACATAATATTACAGAAATGAATTGGAATGGTGATGATTTAGTTGGAACTGTAGAGGTTTTACCAACACCGAGCGGTAATATTCTAAAAGAATTATTTAAAAGTGGTATTAGATTGGGTATTAGTTCTCGTGGTATGGGTTCGGTTGAATCTGTGAATGAGAGTGGGGCTCAAGAAGTGCAGGATGACTTTGAACTGATTGCATTTGACTTCGTATCTAATCCATCTACACATGGTGCTTTTATGTATCCAATGAATGAGAGTGTTGATAAGAACGTTGCTGTTCGTAATACAAAGTATGGTAAGGTAGAAGCAGTCATTAACGATATAATGAGAGGCTAAATGCCATCTAAATCCAAACAACAACAAAAGTTTATGGGTATAGTAAGGTCGATACAGAAGGGTGAAGCGCCCGCTGGTAAATTTTCAAAAGCAGCTCAAAAGGCTGCTAAGTCTATGGAAAAGGGTAGTGTAAGAAAGTATGCTAAAACAAAGCATGACGACTTACCTAAAAAGGTAAAGGAAGAAAGAGACTATAAGGATGAGTATAAGAAATTTCAATCTTCTACAAAGTCTAAAAAGTATAGAGCAGAATTAAATAAGTACAATCGTAAGAAAGGTACTTATGGTAATGGTGATGGCAAAGACGCCTCACACAAAGGGGGAAAGATTGTGGGATTTGAATCAGAGTCTAAGAATAGAGGAAGGGCTGAAAAGAGTCGTTTGAAGAAAGAATCTCAAATAACAGAATTAGTTCCACCTATGTCCGTCACTAATCCAGCAGCTTACAAAGCTATGTTGGACAGACAGATTGCAAAAAATGTTAAAGTTAAAACTGCTTTAGGTAATAGAAATCATAAAGACCATAAAAAAGCAAAAAGTTTATTTCAAAGATTTATGGCTAAATTTAAAAAGAAAAAGAAAGATGAAGGATTTGGTGGAGATTTAAAAGGTTCTGAAAAGAAAAAATTTGAAAAAGCCAGAAAAGAGAATGCCGAAGTTTTAGGATATAAACTTACTGGTAAGGGTGATGTAAATGAAGGTCAAAAACAATATGCTCAAAAATTAACTGATGATTTTATGAAATCAGTTAGAAAATTTGAACAAGAAGTTATTGTTTTAGCTAAAATGTCTACTAAAATAAGAGGTGATAAAACAGACGAAAAGATTATTTTAAAAATGTACAAAAAACATATGACTCCGTTTATTTCACTAATTAGTAGTTGGAATAGTGGAACACAAAGGAATCCTCAAATATCTGAATCTGTAAATGAAGCTAAAGATCCTGATATAATTGCTAAAATTAGAGATGTTTTAAAGAATGGTATTACTAACATTAAAGATCCTGTATCAGGTAAAAAGATGAAAGTTGATAGTTATTCTGCATCTGCTATAACTCAAGTATATGATAAAATCAATACATCTAATAAGAAAAAGTTCGCAAATCTATCAATACCAAAGATGGCTAAAATGGCTATGAAGTTTGTAAAATGATAAAATTAAAGGATATATTAAACGAAGCTGATGACCACGAAGGTAAAATGGCTAAAGCTCAATTAGAACGTTCTATGAAGTATGCAAAAATGATTTATAAGATAGTTGATAATGTCGGTAATGGTGGTGAAGTTGAAATGCCGGCTTGGGTTCAATCCAAACTAACTAAGTCTATGGACTACTTACAGAGTGTGTACAATTACTTTGATGGTAAAGATGGTTTAGAAGATAAATTTCAAAATAAAGAAAATTAAGAAAGTAGATATTTATATCTAAGGAGACAATATTATGGCAAATGTTAAATTAAAAGATTTACTAAAAGAGATAAGAATAGCTGGTGGTATGATTTCAGAAAGTCCGTGGGCTAAGAAAGAAAACGATAAACCATCTATCAATGTAAATGAATTAGTAGAATCTATTCGTAACTTTAACTCTATAGGTGAATCCATCTATGGTAAAGGTAGCTTAAAAGAAGTAGCTGAAAGTCTTTCATCGATTGCTGAAGGTGCTGCTCAACATACTCTATCTGAAACAGAAGATATGTTTGATAAGGTTACAGTCAGCCGTAATATGAAAGAACTTACAGGCTTATCAAAGCAATTTGGTAAGGTTTCACAAGAAGCTAATTCTCTACAGGAAAGAATGAGTGGTTTATACGAAGATATGGGGAATATCTTAGGTAGATACTATGAGATTGGTGAAAAGCATGTGCCAGGTCATGATGATGAGGATAGCGAATCTAATGAAGGTAAGGATATGATGTTTAGAGAGGATGACGGATACAAAGAATTTTTTAATAAAGCTATGAAAAAATTTGGAATTAAGTCTCCAAAAGATTTAAAGCCAGAAGATAAGGATGATTTCTTTAACTATGTTGATAGAAATTATAAGGCAAAAAAAGAAACAGACTAAGAGGTAAATATGGCAATAAAGGTTGTTGTTAAAAATAATAATGTTGAGAAAGCTCTCAGTATTTTTAAAAGAAAAGTAAAAGATTCTAATTTAATGTATGATTTAAGAGAACGTGAGTTTTATAAAAAACCATCCGATGTTAAAAAAGAAGCTAAAAGTAAAGCTAAAGCTCGTAATTATTGGAAAAAAATAAAACTAATGGAAGAAGATTCACGAAAAAGAGGAAGAAAATTTTAACTTTTTATATTTATATATATCAAAACTAAACACACCGTTCCTATCGTATACGGTGTAACCGAAATATAATAATTCTATTATAGTTCCCAATAACTATACTAAATCCTAAATAGGAGAATAATAATGGATGATCTCTTAAAAGAAGCAATTGCTGACGCAAAAGCTGTTCGTGAGACTGCTTTAGAAAACGCAAAGATGGCTTTAGAAGAGGCTTTCACTCCAAGATTGCAGAACATGCTATCTCAGAAGATTCAAACAGAAATGGAAGATGAAGATGAGAAAGATGTAGATGAAATCTCATACAAAGAAGATGACGAAGATCCTTCTGATGATGATGTTGATGAAATATCATACAAAGAAGATGACGAAGATCCTTCTGATGATGCTGATGAAGATCCGTCTGATGTGGATGAAACCAAAATAATCGAAATCGATGGTGTTAAATATGCACCTGTAGTATCTGAAGAAGAAGATGAAGATGAAATGGATGAAATCGCTAAAGATGATGATGAAGATATGGAAGAAGATCTTGATTTAGAATCTGTAATTAAAGAGTTAGAGTCTGAGCTTGAAGAAGGTGAAGATAAAGATGAAAAAGAAGAAATGGATGAAAATGACGTTTCCTCTGATATTGGTAATGGTGACAATAAAGTCAATAAAAAAGCCAATGATTCATCTGGAGTCGGAAGTGACGGAAAAGCGAAGTTAAAAGAAGGTGAAGATAAAGACGAAGATGAGATGGATGAGGACATCGATCTTGACGAAGTACTTAAAGCACTTTCTGAGGAAGAAGATGAAGATGAAAAGAAAGACGAAGTTTCCGAACTAAAATCTGATCTTGAAGAACATCGTTCCGTAATCGAAACACTTCGTGGAAAGCTAAATGAAGTCAACTTGCTAAATGCTAAACTTTTATTCACAAACAAACTATTCAGAAAGCATGGTTTGAACAATGAACAGAAGATGAAAGTCGTTGAGCAATTCGATAGAGCTAGTAACCTTAGAGAAGTCAAGTTAGTGTATTCTACACTTGGTGAATCTTTTGGTGCTAGAAAAAATGAAATAAATGAACATAAGGGAAGCGCATCTAAACCAATAGCGTCTACCAAATCTGAAAAGAAAGTAATAACTGAAAGTTCAGATTTGAGAGACAGGTTTAAGAAGTTAGCTAACCTTATATAATTGGGAGACATATAATGTCAAACTTTGATAATCTAAACTCTTTGATGACTGGGCACAACCCACACAAAGAGCTTCTCAAACAGACTAGGAAACTGGTCGACAAATGGGAACCGACCGGATTGTTAGATGAAATCGATGACTCCACTAAGAAACAGGGAATGGCTGTTCTTTTAGAAAACCAGGCAACGCAGCTTATTAAAGAAGCTTCAGCGACAGGTACTGGTGGTGATAGAGAAGAGTGGTCTGGTGTTGCATTACCATTGGTTCGTAGAATCTTTGGTGAATTGTCAGCACAAGAGTTTGTTAGTGTACAACCGATGAATCTACCATCAGGTCTGATTTTCTTTTTGGACTTCAAATATGGTTCTGCTTCCTCACAAATCGATCAAAATTCTGATGTATTTGGTAATACTTCAGGTTCTGGCGATGCTAGTGGTGGTTTGTATGGTGCAGGCAAATTTGGATATTCAATCAACGATAAAAAAGCTGAAGGTATTACGCCACTTGGTATGACTACTGGTTCTGCTACATGGAAAGATGTAGACTTTGAGCCTGATTTAAGTGCTTCTGTTGCTGATGGAACACTTTTAAAAGTATCAGTTGGTGCTGGTTTATTTACTAGACCTGACTACAATGGCATACGTGCTTGGGAACTTAGTGGTTCTGGAGTAACAGCTGTTTATCCAGCTTATAGTGTAGTTGATGATGTCAATAATGTAACTACTGCTAGTTTCTTTGCTAAGATTACACCTGCTGATGGACAACTTTTTGGTGTTAAGTATCACGAAGCTCCAATTGCTACTCAACGTGGTGATTTTGAACAGAGCTCGTTTACTACACCTGGACCATCATCTGCTGATGATCTTGAGATTCCAGAAGTAGACATTCAGTTAAGAAGTGAAGCTATCGTTGCTAAAACAAGAAAGTTAAAAGCTGTATGGACACCAGAGCTTGCTCAGGATCTTAATGCTTATCATTCTGTTGATGCCGAAGCTGAACTAACTGCTATGTTAAGTGAGTACATCGCAATGGAAATCGATTTAGAAATCCTTGATATGTTAAAAGCTAATGCTTCTGCTAAGACAGCATACTGGTCAGCTAAAGTTGGCTATGAGTATGATGGTTCTGGAACAGGTGCACCTGCTTTTTCACAAATAAGTGGTGCTTCTAATGCTTATACGAAATCTCAATGGTTTCAAACATTAGGTATTAAGATACAATCTGTTTCTAATGCTATCCATCAGAAAACACTTCGTGGTGGTGCTAATTTTGTTGTTGTTTCACCTGAAACTGCTACAATCTTAGAATCAGTTAGCGGATATATTGCTAATACTGGTAATGCAGAAGGTAAAACTTATGCTATGGGTGTTGAAGCTGTTGGTTCAATCAATAACAGATATACTGTTTATAAGAATCCTTACATGTTGGATAATTCTATACTTATTGGTTTCAGAGGAAGCAATTTCTTAGAAACTGGTGCTGTATATGCTCCATATGTACCGATGATTATGACTCCGTTAGTATACGATCCTCAAAACTTTACTCCACGTAAAGGTGTGATGACTCGTTACGCTAAGAAGATGGTTCGTCCAGAATTCTACGGAAAAGTTGTTGTAACCGACATCGATCAAGTTTAATTGAATATCAATTAATCTACTTAAAAAGGGTGGGAGATTTCTCACCCTTTTTTTGTGCCTTGTATATTTATTAATGAATAAATACACCTTTTTTTAGGAGAATATAATGGAAGCAATTTGGCCAGGTAGTAGTTCATTTTCAACTGGTGATACTCCATATGGATTTTACGATACAGATACAGACTTTTCGGGATCTAGTAATCATAATGTGGATAAATTTTCAGATTGGGCAGCTAAAAGATTAGGCTTTCCCATAATAGCAGTTGAATTACAGAAAGAACAATTTTATGCTTGTTATGAAGAAGCTATCACAGAATACAGTGCGCAAGTAAATCAGTTTAATATTAGGGATAATATGTTGGCACTACAAGGACAAAATACAGGCTCTGGTGCTACAAAAACAGATTTAACACACAGAAAACTAACACCCACTATTGGTAGAAGTATTCAGTTAGCTGAACAATACGGAACAGAAGCAGGTGTCGGTGGTACAGTAGATTTTAAAAGTGGTTCTATAGCAGTATCAAGTGGTTCGCAAGTTTATGATTTAGACGCTCTTTGGGCACAACCATCTGAAAGTGGTAATGCCATAGAGATTAGAAAAGTATTTTATGAGGCTTCTCCGGCAGTTACTAGATATTTCGATCCTTATGCTGGTACAGGTGATGGTAGTTACAATATGTTAGATTCTTTTGGTTGGGGCAACAACTCACCAGCCGTTCAGTTTATGATGATGCCGATGTATGCTGATTTATTAAAGGTTCAAGCTATTGAGTTCAATGACCAGATAAGAAAATCTGCTTACTCATTTGAATTGGTTAATAATAAACTTAGAATTTTTCCAAATCCTACAAGCGAATATAAACTTCATTTTAGATATTTGGTAAAGCAAGATAGAAATAATA